GCACTTATAGTTTACGAACACTACGCTAACGGGATCTCCGACTCGCATTCTTTCTCCTTACAATAGCAATATAACCGACTTGAAGGATCTGTCAAGAAGAATCTTCAATCTTTCTGAGATTGGACGGATGCATCCATTTCGTCTCGCCTTGATATGACGTATGCTTCAACCAATAGATAGTGACATGTCCAGCATAACCATCGGTATCTTTGTCAATGACAACTCCGAGGAACAACTCCTTGAAGCGCGGCGCATCAAAAGACCTGCTGGCATATGTTACCAGATCCCCTACTCGCAAGGGATTACGCGACATGTTTTCACATACTTCCTGTGGTACCAATCGGCTTTGCCAGTTGTAAGTTCTACGACTAAAAACTTGTCACCCTTAACACTTACAATTATCCCGGTGTCTTCTGGGAAGCACGAATCTTGTATAACATCACCGATTTTCACAATTCCACTCCTTTGGGCATGGAATGCCGGGGGGCAATTCTCCCTGTATCATTCCGCCGTGCTTTGCTATCACAAGATAGATAGTTGTGGATGGAACATATGGATATACTGTCTCGGTTGGATCTTTCGGATCTTCACAAAAAGGCATCAATAGAGGGTCTGTATCACTCGGGAAACCAACCTCTACACACTGATAACTGTCGGCGTTGCCAATCCTTGGCATACAATACGTACCAGCGTTAGCTTGGACCGACATTGAGAATCCGTCTTTGCACAATACGCGCTTATACAGCTTCTTCATTTTGGGTTCCGTATACGCCGATCTTGAACCAATAAGGAACAAGAGCCCAGCTTGGCAACAGACCAAGAAAGATGGTCCATTCGCCGTGACAATTCAAAAGATGTTCAAACATATTTTTCTCCTTGTGAATATAAGATAACATGATGCTCATTTTTGTCAAGTAGATTCTGTAAGATTGCTGATTATATCTGCACCGGATATCAGATAAGTGCTTCCATGTGTTGCTTTAACTCTGTAGAAGTTATAAGATGAGGAGTATTCCGAATTATTAGGAGCCAAAACAATACCCAGCAATATCTCAGAACGCCAGCCTCTTTCTTCAAGTCTAAAACAGACCAAGTCGCCTATGTTGTGCTTATTCATTGGCGAACTGCGTTACTTTTCTTGTGCCGCTGTCATTGAAGAACCACTTTATATAGTCGTCGGGCACGTTCATATAGACAACGCGCCAGCCCATAAACTTTGTCTCCATGAATTCTTTCCTGATCCCGCTGGTTCCGTCAAGATTTCTCTCGACTCTCAAAACCATGTGCGAACCTGTGTCGTCGCTCTCAAAAGAAACGATGTAACGATTGTCGGTAACCTCAATGCCTTTTTCCATCAGAGCCTTGCGGGCTTCATCTTTTGGTGCTTTTGGGCCAGAGAAACATATATTAGCCATTTTCAACCTCCACATATAATATAACACGATGCGTATATATGTCAATAGATAGTGGTGAAAAAAAAGTAACCTTTTTACCCTTGACAACTTCTTGAAACGTGTTAAGTTGTTCTCATGGCCTCGGCCTGCCTAACTGGAAAGAAACCCTGAATGAAGGAATACAGAGCAAAATACAATTACATCTCAAGTTTTCCCATCTCGGCTGAAAGATTGCTGGGATGGGTTTTTGTGTTTGTGTTCGGCTTTTTTGTTTCTCCAGTTTCAATAATTATGTAAAGTATTTTTATTTAAGCTTTTCAATAATTATGTAAAGTATTTGACGCGTCAATAGAGAAGAGGGTCAACAGGCCAAAGCATCTCGGATGGTATGACAGAATAAGTCCGAGCGCAAATAAGATAAACTTGATAAACTGGTGTAAGGTAATCATCATCTGCGATGAACACCTTTGTGATTATGCCGATTTCAAAGGGCGGCTCGATCTTTGAGATCCCATATATGTATGGATCCTTAAACGTTACCAAGGTTCCAATGCTATAAGTCGTATTCATCTTTGATTTTGAATATCTCTTCATAGGTTACATGATTTAATAATTCAATTATTATATCTTCATGGTATCCTATCTCTTGCATTATAACCCGTTGTTTTGTTTTTACCTGATCGTCCGATAAGTTAAAGTCGTTTTCGACATCAAAGAAAAAGTTCCATAGATACATCACTCGCTTGTCTACGAGATGATAATAGAATAATTTCTTTAACTTGGTCTCGGGCAGGCGCATACGTTAAGGGGGGTAGGGGGGTAGGGTAGTAGGAGGTCGATTATTTTCTTTGATCGGGAAAAGTCAACACTTTGTTAGCGTCTTCCTCTTCTTCAAATAAATATAAACCGCCATCTGTTTTAACCACTTTCCTTAGTTCCAAAGCACTATAAACAAATTGGCGATGTAATCTCAGGCGAGTCATTATGTTTTGAACTTCGCCCTCCAATTCCTCTAACAACTTAAGCTCTAAGAGAAGCATGTTTTTAATCTTTTCTTGATCAGACATCAATATCCTCTGGTTTGTGGAGCACTCTTATTTTGTTTTCCTCCACTAATCTACTTAGTGTTTCGTGGCCAATAATTGAAATAATACCATCTTGGTAATACACTTCATAGTTGACTCTCCATCTTATTAAAGGCATATCAATCTCAAGAGAACCAGAACGTATAACTCTTGAAATCACTCCTAACTTTCCCATATCATCCAAGAGAGTTCCAACTTTGTAATCAGATTCCTGCATCTTGAAAGATTCTCTTTATCTTCCAGCGATCAATAAATTCAAAGCGTGCTATAAAAACATAGTTCTCCAACATCCGACCGCTATTCGCTACGGAATCATATGCTATGCGCACGCCTGTTAGCACGCCTACAACATTACCCCTCGCGTCAAACGCAATGGCCCCAGAACTGCCTGGCCATGCCAATGATTGCGAATAAAAGAAACCGTTGTCGTCCTTAACAATGACACCAGTCCCGAGGACAAAAGGTGTGCCGTCTGGGCAGCTAGTAAAATATATATTTTTTCCCTCATTGTTAAAGGGGTGCATGTAGTGTAAGTGAACTGGTGTTGTAACCTTTAGATCGCCGTGGACATATAGTATTGCTACATCTCTGCTGGCCTCTTGATAGATCACTTCGGCTTTGTGTCTGGTCCCGTCTTGTTCTTTAACAAAAATGGTGCCCTCACGCTCAACCACATGATTGGCAGTTATGATAAACTTACGAGGACCAGAGTAAAAGTAGTTCCCAGAACCATGGCCAGAAAACATATTCTGTGCGTTATACGCCTCTATCATGACTGAAGATTTTTTAGACTTCTCATATCCAACGTTAAACGTTCTAATATCATACAACTGCATATCGAACGTATTGAAATCTTCATCATAGTCAAAATGACAAGAAAAAAGTAAAAGTAAATTAAGCAGCATCCTCCTTGCCCCCTATTAGTAACTAGGGACTGATGGTACTAAAAACAAAAACCCGCAGATTATTCTGCGGGGCTGTACGTCGTTTTAGACTCTTCCATAGTCATCGTCAAGTCTTATAACATCATCAATTTCTGGGGTTGATACTTCAATTAACTCTACGAATCCTTCCTTTGGAGCGACGAATCTGTGTATAGTGTTTGGCTCTATCCTATAGGAATCGCCAGGCTCCAATACAATTGATTTATGTTCCAATTCAAGTATAAGAAGACCTCTTAAGACAAATATAGTCTCGTCTTTAACTTCGTGCTTCTGTAGGGATAACCGATGACCACGTTTTATATGAAGTTTTTTCCCGATATACTTATCGTTAACTGCCCATCTTATTTCATAGCCCCATGGTTTTTCAACTTTCATTTTTTTCCTCAAGGTAAATCATTAATTCCGTGTAGCCACCTATGAACTGCTGCTTGTTTTCCACGGTCTTAATTATAATTGGAACCGTTGGCCAAGTATACCTATTCTTCAGTTCCTGTAGGGATGGCAACTTTCTTGGTATCTCGTTGTCCATTGGATAATAAAAAAAGGATTCTCCCCTTTTTGTTAACTCCTCAACGGCAAGTTCACAATATTCGCAATCTCTTATAGCATAAATAGTATACATCAATCTCTCAACAGCATCTTCTTCTTTGAAGAATATATCTTGTGATGGACTATCTCGGGTGCCCCAACAACCATGAGTTCGTTAAACTCTCGGGAATCGTTGAGAACCAAACGAGTAAACCTTGTGTGCTCTGAAAGGTCTAAGTTGATCTTGCCTTCGGAAAGTGACCTCTTCAGCGCACTGTCCTCCGACAAAGATACAATATGTAATGGATTTACAAATATGGTGGATAGGCTATACCTACTTTCATAATTGTATTTTATTTGCACTAACTCTACTAACACTATCGGCCTCCGCTAAATAAATGTGTCTAATATCTATAACCCACTCGCCGTCGTTTAATACAACAACTCCAGATTTTTCGTTTGCATATCTTAAAAAGATTCCAAGTTGTGGTTGATCTGTTTTTCTGGTCACTTTCCAATTTTGGTTAAAAAATGGTGCGTCTCTGATAGGACGGCTCTGAAACAAGTAAACTTCTGCTGGTATGTGGACTAGATCGCCTTTATCAAGATTCGTCATCGACGGACTCAACATCAGTGACTTGCACTGGTTCGCGAGGCTGTTCAAGCGGTGGGTTTGTAAGCACGCCACCGTAGCCGTCCAAAATAGCCACAAAATCCGTTAGAACTTGTTCCACTTTGCCCATGTACACTCTTAAATCGGTTATATCTCCAAGCAACTGCCCACAAAGCTCTGCTGATACAGAGGGCATATCCTTTACAGCCGAGAGTGATTGTGTAGCTTGAGAGACCTTTTCGGCCTTAGCTTTCAACTCTGGTAATACTTCTCCTAACTGCTTGTTGGCCAGTTCAGGAATATCTTGCAAATCTATTGCGTAACTTATACGAACTCTCATAACAACTCCTTTGTATTTTTAATATAAC